AAGACCAACACCAAGATGCAGTTATACGCTTCAGCGGATGCGACTCAAGGCACTGGCACGTATTACGTGAAGACGTATTACAAAATAGTAACAATGCCGTTCTAATTAACTCGAACTAATGGCAACCAAAGTAGCAATAGAGGTAGATGTTAAGGTAGATGGCGCCGACAAGAATCTCGGAAAGGTAAAGACAGATTTACAAGGCGTTGAGAAACAAGCTAAGAAGTCAACCCAAGAAATCAAAAACGGTTTTGATGCGGCTGGAAAACAAGTTTCAACCTTACCCGGTCCGATAGGTAGAGCGGCTGGAGCGTTCAGGTCTTTCGTTGGTGGTATCAAATCAGGAATCGCTGCGTTAAAAACTTTACGAGGTGCGTTGATTGCTACGGGTCTTGGTGCTTTAGTTGTTGTCATAGGTTCACTTGTTTCTTATTTCACAGAGACAGAACGTGGAGCACAAAAACTGAGAATTGCAATGGCTGCGGTCGGTGCTGCGGTTGGAGTCGTAAAGGATGCTATGGTCGGACTTGGGGAGTCCTTCGTTCAATTCTTCAGGGGTGATTTTGAGGGGGCTGTAAATACGTTAAAGAACAGCTTTACTGGTCTTGGTGATGAAATAGTAAAAGACACCAAAGCGGCTACCGAACTTGAAAGAGCAATGAACCGAGTGAAGGTTCAAGAAAGAGAACTTGGAGTTGAGAGAGCGAAGACGGCAGTGACGATAGCGGAGGCAAGGTTAGCCGCAGAAGATGAAACAAAATCAGCAGAAGAAAGGATTGCTAAACTCAAAGAAGCGGCAGCACTTGAAGTAGATTTGACAGCGCGAGAACTCGCCAACCAAGAAGAGAAGCTGCGGATAATGAAAGAGCAAGCAGACCTTAACGAATCCGATGAGGCGACACTTCAAGCGATAGCCGACCAAGAAAAAAAGGTTGCACAAGTCCAGCTTAATTCCTTGAACCTGAACAGAAGGTTAAAGACTGAATTGAATAGCTTAGAACGTGAGATTGAAACGGAGCGAAAGCAACGAGCAACGGAAGAACAGAAAAGACTTGAAGAAGCAAACAAGAAAGAACTTGAACTCCTTGAGCAACTAAAAGAATCGCGAATTGCTTTAATTAAAGACGAGGAAGAAAGGAAAGTTGCAGAGGCGCAACTTGCCCTTGAGAATAAACTCGCGCAAATAGAAGGAGATTCAGCCGCAGAGATTGAACTACGCAAGAATCTTGAAGCGATAGCTGACCAAGAAATACAAGCAATACGGCAAGAGTTCAGAGACAAGGAACTTGAAGAACTTGAGTCGCAAGCAAAGAAGAAAAAGGAACTTGAAGAGAAGGCGGTTGCAGACGTTAAAAAGGCGGAAGCCGACAAGAAGAAACTACGGCAAGATGGTCTAACTGCTGCTGGAGCGGTTCTCGGTTCGTTAGGTCAGTTGATAGCCGCAAGTGGAAACCAATCAAAAGAAGCGGTGGCACTTCAAAAAACTCTTGCCGTTGCACAGATAGCAATAGACACGGCTAAAGCGATAACGGGTGCGATTGCTCAAGCGCAAAGTGTTCCTTATCCAGCCAACCTTGTCGCAATAGCTACGGGGGTCGCTGCGGTAGTCGCTGGTATTGCTTCAGCAGTTCAAACGCTCAATACAGCTAATGTTGGAGGGGCAAGCGCACAACCTCCACAAGCACCACAAGTTGCAACAGCCCCAGCAGTCCAACAAGCAACGGCTGGAACAACCGAATTAGGAGGAGCGGAGCAAGCGCAACTCGCGCCAATTCAAGCGTATGTCGTGGAGACAGAAGTAACGGGAAATCAGAATAACGTAAACCAAATTGAATCACAAGCAAATTTCGGATAATGGAAAAATTACCAGTAATCTACCTAACGATAGACGAAGACCACGAAACGGGTTTAGATGCTATCTCACTCGTTGACCATCCAGCCATAGAAAGGAATTGGATGGCGTTTAATAAGCAGCACAAGTTCGCATTGAACGAAGAGAAGAGAATTGTCTCAGGAGCAGCAATGGTTGCCGATTACCCTATCTACCGCAAAGATGAGGACGGTCGAGAGTACTACGTTGTGTTTGATTCAGATTCTATCAGAAAGATTGCCTACAAGTTTATGAAGGAGGGCAAGACCAACGCGACCAATTTAGATCACTCAACAGATGTAGAAGGGGTGTTTATGTTTGAGAGTTTCCTGATTGACGAAATGAAGCCAACGCCTAAAGGATTCGACAAACTACCGAACGGTTCTTGGTTCGTGAGTTACAAGGTCGACAACGATGACGTTTGGGCGCAAGTGAAAGACGGCACTTTCAAAGGCTTTTCAGTTGAGGGGGTCTTCTCAGAATCTCGCCAAATGGATGTAGACAAAATGATAATCGAAGAGGTGGAGAAAGCACTACGGGCATAGCCAAGTGGCACACCTTTATTGAATTGCTATTTACTAAAAAAACACGCATGAACATTTCAGAACTTGTAGGGTCTAAATTGCCCGAAATCAAGAAGCTACTTTTCAGCGAGACAACCGAAGAGGCTTTCGTTGATGCTAAACTTGTGGACGGTACTATCGTCCGAGTAGAACCAGCTTTGGAAATAGGCGCATCTGTTGCCGTTGTAGGTGAGGATGCTGAAACAGTACCAGCACCTGACGGAGAGCATGAACTCGAAAGCGGTGAAGTCGTAAGAACTGAAGGCGGTGTTATCGTTGAGATTCTTGAGCCTGAAGTAGAAGAGGAAGCTGGAGAAGATAAAGAAGAAGAAATGGCTTCTGAAGAAACTGAAGAAAAATTCGATTCTGAAGGCTTCAAAGCCGATATCCTTTCTGCTGTATCTGAATTGATTGAAAGCAAAATAGCGGAGGCACAATTCGCCAAAACTGAGAAGGTAAGCGACATTGAAAAAGCTGTTGGTCTTATCACAGATATCGTTGAGAAGATGGCAGCTACACCGAAAGAAGAGCCTTCAAAGAAGGTAGCCAACCCATTTAACAAAAGCATCGATTATACTGACATGGTTGAGAAGATGCGAGCAATAACAAAGAAATAAACCTATAAACACTTAATAAAATGGCATTTGATGTATCGGGCTTAACAGCCTACATTGAGGAGCAGAACTTTCCTCTAATCACAAAAGCAGTAACTGGAGGTCGTACAGCTTCACTTATGGAGAAGCAAGTAGGCGTGAAAGGTGCTACCAAAATCAACCTTATGGATGTTGACGTAAACTTCCAAGATGGTAGCGGTTGCGCTTTCAACTCTGATGGAGATGTAACTTTCACTCAGCGTGAGATTGACCCAGCTAAGTTGAAAATCAACATGGAGTTCTGTCCAAAGACTTTGGAAGGATACTACCTACGTTCACAGCTTCCAAGCGGAGCACATTACGAGTCTATTCCTTTCGAGGAGCAGTTCGGCGCTTACCTTGTAGAGAAAATCCAGTCAGAACTTGAGGTTATGATTTGGCAATCTGATTCAACTTTGACATCAGGTAACCTTCAGTTCTTCGATGGTCTTATTGACGTTATCGGGGCTAGTTCTTACATTGATGCGAACACAACTGCGTTTGGTTCAGGAACTGCTCTTACTACTGCGTTGACTGCGAACAACATGGTTGAGGCTGTTCAAAGAGTTTATGAGGCTGCTGCTGCTGCAATCGTTGACAAGGCAGATGCTAAGATATTCGTTGGATATGATGCTTTCCGAGCGTTAGCACTTGGTCTTCAGAACGGTCTTGGAATCGTTACTGCTGCTGGTCAACTTCAGAACGCTGATAGTTCATTCGCTGACCTTACAATGGTTCTTCCTGGCACTAACATTGAAATCATAGCAGTTAACGGTCTAACTGGAACTAACGATGTGTACTGCATGAGAACAAGCAATATGTTCTTGGGCGTTGACCTTGAGGAGGATGCTTCAAGAATAGAGGCTTGGTACTCAAAAGACGACAGAAAGTACAAGGTAGCGGTTGACTTGACACTTGGTGTTCAGGTTGCATATCCTGACCAAATTTCTGCTGTAATTCTTTAATCTAATCGGGGCGGCTTTCGGGTCGCCCCTTCACTCTAAAAACTAAAAACATGGCATATACTGGATGCGCACTAACAACGGGTTTTGACCTTGACTGCCGCGATGCCGTAGGCGGAGTGAAGAGCGTTAGATTTGCGAACCTTGACGATTACCTTGCGTTAACACCTGTTGTATCTGCTGGAGCGGTTACATCAATCACAGGAACACCTACATTCTTTAATTACGAGCAGTTAAAGGAAACTTCCTCTTTGACTGAGACCATCAACGGGAACAGTCAGAACGGAACGGTTTACTTCACGCCTGAGTTGGTTGTAGTGCTTTCAAAACTGGACGTTAACAAGCGTAACGAAATCAAGGTTCTTGCTCAACAGCGTTTGGTGGCTATCGTTGAAACTAACGATGGTTCATATTGGGTTGTTGGTTGGCAAAATGGTCTTGAGTTGAATGCTGGAACTTCTGCAACGGGAACAGCTTTCGCAGACCTTTCGGGTTACTCATTGACGTTTAGCGGAATGGAAGCGGAGCAAATGCTTTCAATTGATGCTGCAGACGTTACTGCGATTACAAACTAATTCGTATCTTCACTTTTTCATTGTTCTGTTGAAGAGGGGTCGGCTAACGCTGACCCTTTTTCGTTTGGCACAGTTTCGTCTTTTTGCTATTTAAAGAAAAACACGCATGGCATCGACCGTAACACCAGCAACCGCAACGGTTCAAATAGTTGAAAGTCTAACACTCGGAGGAGTAGACAGAGGAGGCTCACACACTCGCACAATCGACAATGTTGCAGAGGCGGACCGCAGAGTAATGACCGTTGATTCGGCTAACGAGATTGACCTTATTGAATTGAACACCGACAATGGACAAGGTAAGTTTGTTCGCTCTTCAATCAAGTACATCCGAATTACCAACTTGGATAACACAAACTTCATTCGTGTAAGATTCAAGAATAGCGGAGCAGAAACAGCAGATGTAAAAGTTGATGCTGGCGCCACCTTCATGCTATCGACTGGCTCAATGGATGCAGACACGGCTGCTGGAGCGTTCAGCGCATTTGTGGACATTGACAATATCAGCGCACAAGCGGACACAGCAGATTGCGATATTGAATACGTAGTGTTTACAGTTTGATAAACATCGAACGAAATAGCGCAAACGAGATAGCTTTGACCCTTACTGAAAAGGGAACGGCTGCTTACTACCTCTTTAAATTCCAATCGGATAACACGGAGGCGGTGGAGTACTGCATTGCTACGGATTCAAGTCTTTACCCTGAGCGGTTTAACAAGTTCACTATTACAGAAACGTCAACGCCTGACAACCTAAACGCAGAGGTAGAACTTCCAACGGAGGGACAATGGCGATACTTCGTTTATGCTAACTCTTCAGCTACCAATTTAGACCCGACAGGATTGACCGAATTAGAATCGGGAATCGTGAAAGTAACGGGAACAACAACACCAGT